GCAGCCAAGTCCGCCATGGCGGCGTCGTAGCCGGTCAACGCCGGCGTGCTGCTGCCAAGCAGCCCGCCCGCGCTGAACATGCTGGGCTGGCCCAGAGCCGCGCCGATGCCGTTGGCGCCCAAAGCCGCCAGCGCCAACTTGGCCATGTCGCCCAGGCCGTACTTGTCCGAGCCAGCGTCGTGCACGTTGCTGCGCAGCAGGTTGCCGTTCATGTCCACCACGTCGGTGCGGTAGTTGGTGCCACCCAGGGGGGTGCTGACGGTGTAGCCGGCTTGGTAGGGCGAGCCCAGGTCCTGCTCAGACGCCCCCGTCATCTCCATGTACGGCGAAACCTCAAGCCCGTTGATGCGCGCCATCATCGGGTTGCCGCCGATGCCGGAGCCAAAGCCGGCGCGCAAGGCCTGCTGAATGATGTCTTGGTAGTTCATGCGGACCTCACGGCTTGTTGAAGATGTTGTAGAGCTGAGCGCCCACCAAGGCGCCGCCCAGGCCGCCAGCCAAGGCGTTGCCTGGCGTGTTGGTGGAGGTGTTGCCAAACCCGGTGAACGGGCTCACCGTGTTGGTGTAGTTGCCCACCACGTTCCACGGCGCTTGCTGCTGCGTCAGGCCCAGGTTGTAGAGGCCCTGGCCTTGCTGCTGCATGCCGGTGTTGCCCTGCTGGAACAGGTTGGCGCCCAGTTGCGTGGCTTGCAGATCCTGGCCGCGCTGGTTGGTGTAGAAGTTCTGCAGGCTGTTCTGGTAGCCCAAGCCGAGGTTGCCCATGCCCAAGGCGTAGTTCTGGTCTTGGCCGTACCGCTGATTGGCCAGCCCGCCCAGCCCCAGCGCGTAGTTCTGCGCGCTGTTGAGGTAGCCCAGCCCCATGTTGCCCAGGCCCAGGTTGTAGCCCTGATCTGCCTGGTAGCGCTGCAGGCCGCGGCTCATGGCGCTGTTGTAGTCCTGGCCGTACAGGTTGGCCAGCGAGTTGCTCAGGCCCTGGTTGGCGTCCTTCAGCGCGTTGGCTTCCACCACGCCTTGACGGGAACCCCCGTAGCCGCCGGCAGCCACCGCCGCGCTGCCGATGCCAGGCAGGATATTGCGCTGCAGGTTGTCCGTGACCTGGCTAGTGATGCTCCTAGCCATATCGCCCAGGTACGGGTTGGGCGTGTAGGTAAAGGGGTTGGTCAGGGCCTGCGGCATGAAGGGGTTGGCGCCCGCATTCCCCCCCGCATTCCCGCCAGCGTTGCCACCCGCATTCCCGACAGAATTGCCGCCGGCGTTGCCGCCATTGGAAGCCGCCAGTTGCTGCAGCGCCGTCCAGTCGCTGTCGGTCTGCGCGCCCAGGTTGTTGCTGACGTTAGCGCGGATCTGCGCGTCCGTCATCCCGCCGGAGAGCTTGTCGTTGTAAATCTGGGCCTTCTGCGCTGGGGTGAGGTTTTGCGCGTAGCCTTGCAGGGCTTTCCAGTCGGTGTCGGACTGCATGCCGAACAGCCCGCTGGCCTCCATGCGGATCTGCTCGTCGGTCTTGCCGCCCGCCAAACCCCCCAGATAGGCCTGCGCCTTTTGCTGCGGTGACAAGGCCTGCAGGTTGGCCAGTTGCTGCGGCGTCATGCCTTGCTGCTGCGCCAAGCCCTGCAGGTAAGCCCAGTCGCCCGCCGACTGCGCGCCGAACTGCCCCTCAGCGGCTTGGCGGATGGCCGCGTCGGAGTAGCCCTCTTTGAGCAGCCGGTTGTACTCGCTCGCTTTGCCCGCGGCGCTGGTCATGTTGGCTGGATTGAACGTGATTGCCATGTCGTTACCCCAAGAAGCGCCATGCCCCGGCGCGGTATCCATAAAAGCCTCCCCCGCTGCCGGGGTTCCACGTGGTGCCGTCGGCCAGCACCACCATGCCGTCTCTGGGCTTGGCAGGTGCGGCGTACAGCATCTCCAGGCTCAAGAACGGGCTGTTCTCCACCGACGCCCGCGCGATGTTGATCAGCTCTTGCTGCAGGAACGCCGGCAGCGCCGCCGCATCGGGCGGCACGGGTCTGGGTGAGTACATCAGTACGCCCCCGTGGTGATCACATCCAGGTCAAACGAGCGCACCCGAAACGGGCTGCTGGCCGAGAACTCCACCGCCACAAACCGGCCCTGCGCAAAGCTGTCGGCCTTGATGTCAGAGCCCACCGTGTACGTCACCGGGCTGGACCACGTTGGTGCCTGGTCAGCGTTCATCGCCGCGCCCACCCGGATCGTGATAGGGCTGGCCAGGGTGCCGTCAATGCGTGGGCGGATGGCCCGCACCAGCTTGTTGGTGTACGGGTCACCAAAGCTCATGCCCGTGCGCTGCAGGGTGCCTTGCAAGGCGTTGGTGCCGTCGTCGCTGTTGCCCACGTCCCAAGCCTTGATGGCCGTGGTGGTGCTCAAAAGCAAACGCGCCTCGTTGGGCGCGTATTCGTTGCCGGTCCAGGTGGTCTGGTCCCAGTTCCACTGCTCGCTGTCCGCGGCCCAGGTGCTGGTGGTGGTGTAGTCCAACTGCCCCGTGGCGCCGTAGGTGACGTCTACCAAGTCTCGCTGGCCCCACAGCTTGGTCTGCCAGTTCCACACGCAGGCCTTGTTGCAGTAGCTTGAGCCCGCAAAGGGGAAGCAGATCAACACCTCGTTGCGCTGCGGGTTGCTGGTGACAAAGGCCCGCTTGTAGTTGTCGCTGGACAGGTTGTCGAAGATGTACTTGCGCACCAGGCCGTCGGCAATGCTCACCATGCCCTGGCCGGTGTTGAGAATCACGTCCCCCGCAGCGAGCACCACGTTGCCCACGGGCGTGTTCACGCCGCAGCCGCGCGCCAGCATCCCGTACTCGCCCGGCATGCGCCGAAACTGGAAGATGAACGGCTGCCCCACAAAGCGCATCTCGTAGCACGAGCGCTCCTTGTAGACCGCCAACGTGTCACCCAGCGGCAGCGCGTCCACCAGCAGGTCCGCCGTCTCGGCAAGGTCTTGCTCGCCGGCGTCTTTGGTGGCGTCCGTCTCGTCCCAGCTTGATGGAATGGTGCCCGCCGCGGCGGCGTGGCTCCACTTGACCATGTGCGGGTAGGCCGTGCCGGTCTTGGTGATGTTCAACGCCACCAAGTAGTTCTTGAACGGCACCAGGGACTGGCAGCGCCAGTTGCTGTTCCAGCCCGTCAGCGTGGCCAGGTCGTTGGCGACGTTGCCGCCCCAGTATTGCGGCTGGTCCACGCCGTTGTTCATCACAAGAACGCCACCCAAGACGCCGCCGGTCCAGCGGTCGTCCTGCGTGCCGGTGAACAAGCTGCCAGGAGTGATCTCGGTGCGCGTGGTGCCGTCATCGACAAACACCTTTTGCGTGCCGGCGTGCACCCAAAATTTCTTCGTGGTGGTCTGGTACGAGCCGACCCAATACGGCGTGATGCTGGGCGCCGAAAACACCGAGGTGGTGCCGCTGAAGCGCTGGGCGTAGCCGTTCAGAAAGCGCATGTTGGTTACGCTGGACCACATGCCGGCTTCCAGCTCTTCCGGCGACAGGTCCGCGTTCCAGCCGCGCCCGCAATCGTTGACGGTGACGATGGGCATGTCAGAGTGTGCTGGCGGTCACAAACAGCGCATCCAGCGCCGCGTCGTCCAGCCCCAAGGCGGGCGCCAGTTGCGCCACCAGGGTGCTGCTGCGCTTGACCTCCGTGGCGTACTCCCACTCGATCTGCGCCGCCTCCTTGGCGGGGCTGGACAAGGCCGCAATGGCCGCGTCCACTGCCGCCAGCTTGCCGGCCTGCAGCAGGGCCAAGCGGGCTTGACGCATGGCCAACGAGGCGGGGACCACGGGCTTGGGTGGAGGCGGCGCGGTAAAGGCACCGTTGACGTAGGCCCAGCCTGGCGAGACGTCGTCAGGGGCGGCCATCCAGCCTTGCTCAGCAGCATAGGCCTCGTCGGCCGCGGCCACATTCACCACCACACCGTTTTCAATGATTGCGTAGCGCATGGTCGTACTCCTTACCAAGAGGTGATGCGGGCGTAACCGTTACCGCCAGCGCCGCCTGCGCCGCCTGTTCCGGAGTTACTCGAACCACCGCCCCCGCCTCCTGCGGCAGTGCCGCCAGCGCCTCCAGCGCCTCCGGTTGCAGAAGAAGAGATACCGCCACCGCCTCCACCGGCTAAGCCAAAGCCAGAACCCGCCGTTCCATTCGCCCCTGTAGCTCCGCCGCCACCGCCGCCGCCAGTTACTCCTATACGGCTTCCACCGGTTTGGCCAGATATACCGGAGCCTCCACCGCCACCACCACCGCCGCCGCCGTAAGCAGAACAAGCGCCTGAGCCTTCTTGGCCCCAATACCCTGCACCACCACCGCCTCCACCATAACCAGAAGCTGCTGCTGATTGGGGCCCAAAACTTGCAGATCCAAATCCTCCTCGGCCTCCACCAAATTGACCAGTAACACTATCCAAACCTCGGTAGCTAAACGGCTGTCCTGACGCGCCAGCAGTGCCCCCGCCCGTCCCCCCGCTGCCTGATGCTGGGCCGCTAGCAGAACCAGTGGCTCCTCCGCTTCCTCCATAAGTGGTTAAGGAAGACCCAAACGATGTAGATCCACCAGTAGCGCCCCCGCCTCCTGCGGCAGCGCCACCAGCGCCGCCGCTCCCAATCGTTACGGAAACAGTTGCGCCAAGATCAGACGCCTGGAATACCCGCGATAAATAAGACCCACCGCCGCCGCCACCACCGCCATCAGCAGAACTACCAGTGTTTCCGCCGCCGCCTCCGCCACCGGCGCCCCAAAGCTCCACCATAACCATCGTCTTGCCGGATGGCTTTGTCCAAGTGCCAGAACTGGTGAACGTCTGGACGTCTGCTGCAACGATGTCCCAACTGGGCGATGTGCCGTCAGTCTTCAAAAATTTGTTTGCATTGCCGGTTTGCCCGGGCAGCGTGGCCGTTACCCCACTAGAGGCCAGGATCGCGGCTTGCACTTGAGCCGTCGAGGCGGCCAACGTGCTGTTGTCCGTGGCCGCTTGGGTGGCCACCCGAAACCCTGACGCTCCGGTAGTGGCCGCACCCGTTGCAGCACTCAAGTCCGTGTGCGTGGCCGACACCGCCCCCGACACGTTGGGAAACGAGGCCTTGACCGTGCTCTTGATCAGGCGCAGGTGGTCGTCACCCTCGCTCTTGGGGTCCGAGGCCGCCGGGTAGCTGGCGTTCAGGCCGTTGATGTAGGTCGCGGTCTCAACCGTCATAGCGTCCTCACTCTCATCGCAGAACCCGAGCGCAGGGCCGTGTCGTCAGAGCGCTGCAGCGCCTGCACATCGGCCTGGTACTTGGCCTCCCAAGTCGGGATGCGCTCGTCGTTGAACACGTAGCCGCTGGCCTCAGCCAAAGCGGCGAACAGGTACACGCTGGGGTGGTTGGTCAGCAACCAGTTGGTGGGCGTGGTCGACAGCGCCGCAAAGCGCTGGTAGTAGTCCAGGCTCACCGTGTAGACGGCATCCGGCGTGGGGCCGAACTGGATCGCGTCGCCCACGATGGTGTAGACCACCGGCTGGCCGTTGGCGTAGCCGCTCGGGTACTTGCGGTCCATGATCTCGGGCGTCACCACCGACAACGCCGCGGGCGGCGTGGTGTTGGTCAGCGTGATGTTTTCCATCTCCAGGAAGTCGCTGGGCAGCGTCACGGTCTGCGTGCCGGCCACGGTGCTCAGCGTGGTGTTGGTGACCTGGCGGCGCAGGCGCAGGTCTCGCGCGATGCGGGCCTCGGCCAGCGTGATGAAGTCCGGGATGATGGACGTCAGGTCCGACCGCTTGAGCCAGTTGGCCACCGAGGTCTGCAGGTCGGAGTAGGTGGCAATGGCCATGTCACACCCTGCCCTTCCAGATGCGGAAATGCGCCAGCGCCGAATCGTTCAGCAGGCGCTTCTGGTGCTCCGGTGAGCGGCCCAGCTCCTGCAGCGTGATGGCGTGGTCGTTGAGGTAGCGCTCCACCAGCACCATGGGGATGCTCGCGGCCAGGCGCATGTCGCTTGAGCCCGTGTGCCCCGCGTTGTGCATGGCCTGGGCGCGCTCGGCGTAGGGCGTGCAGTCCTGCGTGGTGCCGGTGACAAGCGCCCCGTCTTGCAGCGCCACGGTGGTCACCACCCCGGGCGCAGCGGCAATGTCCGTGCGCAGCATCAGGAGTTGTCCAGCGGGACGACGTTGACGTTGCCCGCCGCGGTGCCCTGGATGTAGGCAATGTGCGTCAGGCCCTTGGGCACGTGCATGATCACCGAGTCGGCCGGCTGCACCAGCACGTCGTTGGCGGTGGCGGTCACGGTGGAGTCGCCCACCTTGACGTAGCACTCGTTACGCGCTGCCACGCGGATGTAGTTGGGGGCTCGACCGGATGAGTCGTTGGGGATGGCGGTGCGGGCCGAAGCCGCACCAGTGGCCGCGGAAAACCCGCTGGCCGTCACGGAGATGAACGCTCCGCCGAAGATTTGAGCCATGTGCTGCTCCGACGTCTCTCGACGCTGGGAGAAATGAAAAGGGGCCCCGAAGGGCCCCCGTGCTTGCAGTGCGTCAGGCCGGAGCCAGGTGCACCGTGATCGAGCCCACCGCCGAGGTGGCGGTGCCCGTCAGGTCGTAGCTGAGCGCGTCACCCAC